GTGACCATCTGCCTGTTGGCGGTGATCGTCACGAAGTCGGTGGCCTCGTCACCACCGAGAGCCTTGAGGATCGCTTCTGCCGCCTCGGTGGCAGACATGCTCGGCTCCTCGTCAATTCCCAGCAGGACCTGAACTGACACTTGCATGTTCCCTCCTGTTGTTGGTAGACTGCTGCATGCGCGTGATCAGGTCGGCCTCGAAGTTGTCTGCGAATGTATGCAGACCTGCGATCCCGAACACCGCAATCGGCTGCTCCGGCGTGAGTTCGCTGACGACGTTGCCTTCATCGTCCACTTCCTGCACAACCGGCACAACCATGAACTTGTACGTGCGAAACTCACTCACTTCGCTCCCTCCTCACCGGGGTCATTGATCAAGCGATATCCTCCATCAACTTTCTCGGTGGCACCGTCATCGACGCCACCCGTAACCTCGATGAAGAGATGCTCGCGCTCCAACAGCCCTTCGTTGTATAGCTCTGTAAGCACCTCCGCTACATCCTCAGCGTTGATCAAGCCTGCTGCCACGAAGGCGCTGGCGTTCGGGAAGATGTAGTAGAAGGGTGACTGACCCCTCAGAACTTCCAAGACCATTTTTCTCAGGATGGGATCGCTCACGTCTTGATGATCTTGTTCGCGGTGACGTAGCTCGGTGAGTCTGTGCCTCCGACCGCTACACCAATCGTACCAGCGATGGCAGGACTCGATGAGTTGTTACCGACTCCTCCGTTGATCGCAAGTGCACCTTGTGTGACGTCGTAGACAGCGATCCCGGTTCCATTGTTATTGATCATGCCCACCGGGCTCACGCTGTACGAGCCGGATGCTGAGGTCGAGTATCCCATGCTGTAACCGCCACCAGCCGTCGAGTACTGCCAGGACTGGACGGAATGTCCGTGTCCTGGGTCGCTGACGTTGTGGTAGTGGTTCGGTAGCGTAAGGCTGTGCGCATGCGCGTGAGTCGGCAGCGTGAGTCCGTTCGTGTGGCTATGCTTCGGAGTCCTATTCGCCAAAGCAGCACCATCATTCAGACCGAGGGCATTCACGCTGGCATGTCCACCAGATGCCATCCCGACGATCACGCGCCCACGCAGGTCGGGGAGGTTGAATGTCGTCGAGCCGTCACCTGCTCCATAGGCAGTTCCTAGGATCGCATACAGCGCTGAGTACGTCGTGCGCGAGATCGCGCTCCCGTCACACAGCAGGAACCCTGTTGGCGCTGTTGCTCCGAACCAGTCAGCGCCGGCACCAGTCGGGACACCGCCGACCTGTGCCCAGGGATTCCAGGTGCTACTGTAGAGGTACCGCGTCCAGACTTCATTGGAGTAGAGGCCATAGGCTATTTGCTTACCGTAGCCGTTGCTACCCCACATGATGACCTGGTACAACCACTGGCTCGTGGAACTCGGCGGCTGATTCGCGATACTGTTTGCATAATACCAACCGCTCGTCTGAGAATTGTTCATGTCAGACGGCTCGTACGCAGCATATTGCTTCAGCTGTGGTGGCAGACTCGCATTTGTGATGCCACCGCTAGCCTGAAACTGCCCATCAGTTATCAGCAAGCCAGCGCCACCGCGATACAGATTGGTGTCCTGCGCGCTGCCGCCACCTGCGCTCCAAACCATTCGACCATCGGCACCCATGATCCACACATTGGTAGTGTCTGAGGCTCTCTTCATCGCGAAGTAGTAGCCATCGCTGGCCATGTTCTGTACCATGATGGCCGAGTAGCCACCTGTACGCGACTCGTTGATGAAGACACGCTGTGTCGTCCAAAGTTCGCCGGAAGTTATAAGACAGTTCGGCGCTCTACGGGCAAGGGTTGTGTCCGGAGCAGTTGATCCTCCGGTTCCCCACTGAATCGTACCGTCATACATCACGGCCCACCGTGGCTGCGAATCTCCCAACACCCGATAGTAGAACGGCTGGTAGGCACCACCAGAAGTTGGAACCTCAGCGTGGAAGGCAAACGAGCCGTCACCACTCGCAATGATCCTGGCATTTGTCTGCAAGATCTGGGCCGCATAACGATACAGAGACGTGTCATAGGTAAAGCCGATACCGCAGAACTGGTGACCGTTGAAGTCGTAACCAACCCCAACAACGGGAGCCGTCCCGTTGTCATTGAAGATGCCATAAGTGAGCGCACGAAGAACTCCAGCTTCAAACGTACCATCTGTTTGGAGAGAACCCGCCGCCGCGCGATACAATTTTGTGTCCTGCGCTGCGTTACCCGGTCCCCACTGCGTGTAACCGTTCACATCAACCCCGAAGCGGGCATAAGATTCGCCAGACACTTGCGAAGTAACCACGGCCCCGGTGACGCTCGCGGGTGCATACACAAACCCTGTCCCACCGCGAGAGGCAAAGCCGCCGTCGGTCGCCAGGTAGTTTGCAGCGATGCGATAGAGGTTGGTATCCGAAGCTACAGCACCAGTACCCCAGTTCATGTCGCCGTTGATCCCCATGTGGAACTTAGGTTGTGAAGCTGCAGCTACGTCATAGATGTAGAATGGCCAAACGGTATTGTCAGCAGTGATTCCTAACGCTGTCGGTTGACCACCCTTGCCAACCTGCAGCGTCTTGGTAGCAACTCGACCGAAAAATGTGTCCCAGGTGTTACCAGCCCCACCTTGAGCAGCATCGGAGAACTCAATACCATTCGACCCAAACCTGAAGTAGTCGTGGTTATTGGCGATGGCGTAGATACGCAAATACCCGGGAGCAGCGTCAGCATCCTGTGAGTAGAGTCCCCAGCCCTTTGTCTTCGCCGGGTTGTTGAAGAACTCTATCCCTGCGCCACCGTTCTGAGTCGAGTCCCAGCGCAGAGAAAGGTAGGGCCAGGCACCCTCATCGGTGAGCAGAATGTCGGAGGCAGTACCGTCGTAAGCGTAGACACGCACATCGGCGTCCATCCGCAGCGTATTGCCGGACGGATCCCTGTATATGGGGATGTCAGCCCAACCAAACTTCTGTGTGTTGCTGAGAATGAGATCGCCGGAAGCGTTGAGCCGCACGTAACCGTTCGGTACGTTCGGCAGTGGGATGGAGCTATCGACCTTGGTCGCCAGAGCCTGCATGTCCGTGGCGACATTGGGAGCATCCGTCCCGACGGGATACGGGATCGCGTAGTTAGGAGTCGATCCTGGCACCATTCCTCCTAGAAGCGTTGCGAGGGACCCCTTGCGGCGAAGGGATCCCCCACAACCTCACGAGAACGTGACCTGTGCCGTCAGCGTCCATGTCCCCGATGACTTGGTGCCTAGCGCGGCGACCTTGCGTTGCAGGTTCGTCGTGCCGTTCAGGAACCCTGCCCCAGAAGCGGTGGTGGCGCCAGCCGCAATCGACCACTCCGCCCAGACGTAGTTCGCCTCTGTACCGGCGAAGTCTGACTGGAAGCTGACCGTCTGGTTCGAGCGTGACGGATATGTCGCGTTCATCGCCTTGTAGAAGCGGTTGGTCGCAGCCTGTAGTTCCGCCTGCGTTGCCGCCTCAGCGGTGTTGCTGTCGCCGACACCGGTGAAGGCATTGGCGTTCGACCACGGGTTGCCCGCCACCTGGTTCGAGAGAACGGTGGCGATCATGGTCATGTCCATCAGCCGCTGGATGCCCTCGTTGAGTAGGAGGTTGCCGTCGACCTCCTTGACAACCTCTGCCTCGCCGATCACCTGACGAAGCAGATGCGACCCGATGTCGATGCCCTTCGGCAGCCAGAGCTTGCGGCGAGCGAACTCGCACGCCTCCTCTGACCACTGCTCGCAGATCCAGTGAGTGGTTCCGTTGCGCATCACGTCTTGTCACCACCCGCACCGGCGTCCTGTGCCTGGATGTTCTGGATCGCTTCCGCGAAGACGGCGAGCTCCTGCGGCACTTCCTTGCCCTCCGACTCCAACTGCGTGACGAGTTGCTTGGCCTGTTGGGCAAGACCGTACACGGTGGGCTGCCCAGGATCGACAGCGCGGTGCGCGGGATGAAGCTCCGCGTCCGTGTCTTCGCTGATCGATCCCCAGTTGAGCAACTCGTCGATCATGTCGCTGGCCGACGTGAGCCCCTCGTGATCGGGCATTGCCTCTTCGGCCAACTCCACCGACTCCTCGAAGTCAGAGCGGGGGATCATTTGCCCTGGGACGTATGCCCTCCCGTTCCCATCCAGGAACGGGAGGTTCACATACGTCAGAGCCTTGTACTCGTCGGCCATCGTCTACCCTGAGGCAGCCGACATCTTGGCCTCGAGACGATCGACGACGCCCCGGCGCGGCTCGTTGTCCGTCGCCAGGTTCTCTGCGTCAAGGACCTTCTCGATGCTGTCGAGGTCGTCACCTGCCAGGGCCACCGTCTGCTCGACGTTGAGCTTGTGGTCCTTGATGTAGTCGGCCATCTCGTCGACCGACATCTCACCGGGGTTGCTCTCGCCATCGGCCGGCATGATCTGCCCCTGCGCCTGCAGACGCGGTGCGGTGTTGCCGCGATTGCGAAGAGAGAACACCTGATCGGCATCCGTCCCAGCGTAGGTGCCGGCACGGATCTCGTCGGCCTCCTCGTCTGTGTAGAATGCGTCCAGGTCCTCACCGCGCTTGACGTAGTCCTCGTTGGTGATGTCCACGTCGTCCCCGGCGATGTTGATGCGCTCGGTGAGCACGTCGGGACCGCTGGGATCGACAGGATTGGGCGTCACCTCGAACCATGTGAAGAGACGATGCTTGATGATCTTCTGCGTCATCGCTCCTCCTAGGTGAGTCCGGTTGCCTTCAGGACCGCGAACCCGTTGTTCGCGTACATCACAGGCCGGACGCTCGACTGGACCCACGTCTGCTGCTTGCCGTTCGGGTCGCGCCAGGTCTCCGTGCTGAGCGGTGCCTCGATCCGCATCTCGCCGACCTGACCCTCGGCCAGCGCGTATGCGCTGCCGGCAGTCATGCGGTTGGTGACGAACAGATCGATGTCGTACGAGTCGAGCAGGGCACCGAGCTTGTCGCCGTAGATGCCCTCGAGATTGAACATCTCTGTGGGGTTCATGATCCACAGGTTGTAGTCCATGTCCATCTCGTCCTGCTCCGCGATCAGATCCGCCTTGGCGAAGTCCCTCGCCGGAAACAGCGGCCAGTTGGATCCTGCGGCATACGTCGTGTTGACACTGCCCCAGCTGACGCCGGTGAACGTGCGCGAGTTTGCGGTGATGAACGCCTCCAGGATCTGGACGCCGCGCTGGTTGATCTTGCGCACGATCGTGTTGCTCAGCTGACGCATTGCCTTTGTGAACTCCGAGATCAGGTTGCGGTCTCGGGTTTCGTCGAGGAAGTAGAACTTGCCTCCCCACTTCTCGACGACCGCCGCTGCAGGAGCGCGACGGCTGAAGCTGACGACCGGGAACTCCGATCCCGGCTCCACCCGCTGAACGTCGCGGTCCATGTAGTAGTCCGGTGTCACCACCAGATCATAGACCACGGCTCCGCCGGTGACTCCGCCCGCTGACGTGAACACGCGGTCCACGAAGAACCGCTGCCTTGTCAGATCGAGCACCATCGGCGTCAGCACCCGCGTGGGGTTTTGAAGCGCGATGTCGATCGAGAACACGGTCCCCGTGATCGTCGGCGGTCCCAACGGATTCATCACGGCACCCGGATACGGCGCAGCAGCGACTGCGGGAGGACCCTCCCACCGAGCAGCAATGAACTGCTCGGCATCGCGGAAGCGCATCCGCTCGAACTCCGGATCCATGCGACCCTCGGCGACGAGCGTCGCCATGGTGTCGTCGCATACCATGACACGAGGGCCGTGGTCGATCTGGAGAACGGCAGGCTTCGTTGGCCTCATCCCTACCTCCCTTCTACGCCTTGACAGCCGGGTTGAAGGTGTAGAGCTCGACGACGACGTCGACGCCCGCAGCCCCGGCGGCACTGCGAGCCTTGCCCACAACCACCTTGCCGGATGCCGGCGCGGCG